CAGCGCCGTAGCGGGTGACGACACGATTGTGACGGTGGCCGGCTCCGGGGCAGGAGCAGTAACAAACACCATCAGCTTCGACGAGTCTACGGGAGCCTTTGACACTCTGAACGTCCGCTGGGATGGCGCCCATCCGCTGGAAATCTGCGGCATGGCGGTTCACAAAGTTTACTGATATATGAGCCTATCTCTCGAGGAAATTTTTGAGCAGTCCCCGGTCACCACGGACGAAAATGGGCATTTGTTGATTGGAAAATTGAACGCGGGCGGCGTGATTCAAATTCGTCGGCTGCATGTTTCTGATTTGAGCGCGATGACGGGGCCAACGGGTCCGACAGGGCCGACTGGAGCTGCGGGCGTGGCGGGAGTGACTGGCCCTACCGGTCCGACCGGACCAACGGGTCCTGTTGGTCCGACCGGCGCAAACGGCCCGACGGGGCCGACTGGACCAACCGGTCCTACGGGAGCCACAGGAGCCACAGGAGCGACCGGAGCTACCGGGGCGACAGGGGCGACGGGACCAACTGGACCAACCGGTGCGGCCGGTTCGAACGGCGCGGCCGAGACTAGCGACTCGTTCGCTCTCGAAGATTTTGATGGCTACGCGACGGGCGCGATTTCTTCCTTTTCGAGTGGCTCGGGGTGGAGCGGGACGGGCGCCGCTTCCGGGGCGTCGATTGTGGAAGTCGCGATGCCGGACGGACGAACGGACCGTAGGCTGTCGCTCGCCGGTCCGGGTGAATTCAAGCGGAAAATGATTTGGGGAGAAAAGTGGAAACGCTTGCGCATTGGTTTGCTTCTGCGAATCAACGCGGGGGCTACCATTACGGGTGACTTCGCTTTTGGGGTGTGTTCGGGCATTGCGGAGGGCGTGGGTTCCACGACGTGCGCAAACTTTATCGGCGCCACGACTCGCCCTGGCAACACGAACCAATACACGTTCGGGGCCGGAAGCGACGTTGGGGTTTACACCGCGACTTTTGCTGGCGCGTCGTCCAAGCGGGTCAATACGTTTACGGACTACGGAGGCTCATCCTCGATGAAGGGCTATCCGGCGGCGGGGTCCACGGCGTTGTGCGTGAATGTTTTTGACATCAAGCGCGGGCGGTTGTCCGCCAGCGCGACCTACGGAATGTTCGTCCAGGGGCCGACCGGGGCAGGCACGGGCGCGGGCAGCGCGGAACAGTTTTTGGATTGGGGCGGTCTGTTGAAAATCGTTTCTGACCCGGATACCGCGACCTACAATTTGAACTGGTGGTGGGACGGTGCGGCTTCGACTCAGTCCGCGACCTTTGACGAATCCGCCGGTGTCCTGGACAGTGTCAACGTTTGGTGGAGTCACGCATCAACGGCCATTGAGATAGCCGGGCTGGCGGTGTTCAAAATGTATTGACAAACGGCTGTAAATCAACACTTCTTACACGATGAAAATGCCGATGGATTTGGGTTACAAAATGGACATGGGGCCAAGCGCCGTGTCAATGGACAAAAAGATGTATCCGAACCTGCACCTGGAGTGGCCAACGGATTACAATTTGCCGGAGTCTGGGGAGCTGACCGTTACCTTCCGCAAGACGGGTGAGAACAAGTCCAAACAGCCCGGCGGCAAGACTCGGTATACGGTGGACCTGGAAATCAAGGCCATTACGGCGGTCGAAGAGAGCGAAGTCGAGGAAGACGAAAAAGAGGAATCTGGCTCTGACGCCTTGGACCGCCACATGAAGGACAAGATGTCGGAGTCCGGTGAGGGGTATTGATGTTTCAGGCCAAAGACATTTTTGATGACGCCAAGGACATCTTCGGAATTTGCCGCGAGGAAAAGCTGTTCCGATACATGACCGACGCGATTCGGATGCTCGCCAACAAGGGTGACATTGACCCTCTGGTTGGCGCGCTCGATATCTGCGTTCAAAATAAGTGCGTCACGCTCCCGCGCGAAGTTGAAACGGTCTTCGGCGTGAATCTTGCCGGTCGCCCGGCGCTGGGGCACAACGAACTTTTCTCCTGGCACCTGAATGGGCCGGGGGACTGCAAAGGTCGATGTGATTATTCCTGGTTCGACGAGCTGCCCGCGGTGACCTACAAGGACATCATTTGTCCGGGCAAGTTGATTGCGTTTGTGGACAAGCCCTCGGACAGCGGGAAGAAACTCCGTGTGTTTGGATTCGACAAGCAGAACAAACCGCTTCAGACGCTCGTTGACGGCGTGTGGGAAGAGGGTTTGCTCGTCCCGACGATTTATGGATACGCGGTGCCGGCGGCGTCGGACCCGACCGTTGGGCGCATCACCGACATCGTCAAAGAGCCGTCGGACGGAATTATCAGACTTTCGACTTTTGATAGTTCGTCCAGCTCGGGAACGCTAATCGGGATTTACGACCCGGATGAAACTCATCCGCGGTATCGTCGCATCAAAATTTCTCGCGGCTGCCCGTGGGTCCGAATTGTTTATCGGAAGAAGTCTTTCGAGATTACGAGCCTGAACACGCGGATTTTGCTGCACAGTCGGTTCGCTCTCGTGATGGCCATGAAGGCAGTGAAGTTTTATCTGGACTCCGATGTGGCAAACGGGATGCAGTTCGAGGCGCACGCCTCGCGAATTTTGACGGAACAGGAAGGCGCGTTGACCAGTCCGAATGCGCTGCCGATGCAGGTGGAAGACCGCAATAGCATCGTGCAAAAAGATGACTGGGATGTTAACTGATATGAAGAACGTGAAACAAGACAAGGGCATGGGTCCGTCCAGCGGCTCGACTGAGAACGCGAAGACGAACGCCCAGGTGCCCGCGCCGCAGGATATCTTCGACTACTCTGACCCGAAGTTGGAGGAAAAAGACCTTGCCGAGCGCGCCAGATACCACGACAAACACATCTGTCCGTGGAGCTGGCCCGCGAACGGTCCACTGGGATAATCAAATAAGTGACGCCGCGCGCAGAGGACGGGGAGCTGACCTTTCTAGGGGGCATGGATTCCATGACCGACCCCTCGCAGTTGGTCCCCGGCTTTTATGCGCGCAGCATGAACACGGTGAACCGCGGCGGGGTGGTCCAGTGCCGGCCCGGATACCGCTGCAAATTTGTGATGCCGCTCGGAAACCTGCAAGGTGGGATTGTGTTCCGTCCGAAAGTCGGACTGGAATCAATCGTCTTTGCGGTTGACGGGAACGTGTATCTGTCGGAATTCCCGTTCCGAGATTTTCGGCAGCTCGCGGTTCAATTTTCCCCGACCGCTCGGCAACTTTTCTTCGTCCAGGCAGAACAGGCCGTGACGCGCAACGACGACGGCAGCCTCCGTCTGGTTCCGCCAATCAATCTGGTAATCATCCAGGATGGCGGGTTGACCGCGCCGGCGGTGTTCGACGGCTTTAACGCGGTTCATGACGAAAATATCAAGCTCGGTGGCCCGATGGCATGGTCTGGTGACCGGCTGTGGGTTGCTCAGGGCGCTAAGCTTTTCGCATCGGACATTTATGACCCCCGGCACTTCCTCGAACCCCAATACTTCGCCACCTTCGAGTCGTTTACCCTTCCGGGAGAGATTACGGCGCTGGCGGAGCCGACGGCAAACGCGGAACTGGCTCAGCTCTTTGTTTTCACCCAGGATACCACGACTCTAATCCAGTCTGGAATTCGTGACCGCGCGACGTGGTATAACGTCCCGAACTTTCAGTTTGTTCAGTTCCCTGAAGTGGGATGCGTGTCCCAGCGTTCCGTTATTCTTATGCACGGGCTGCTGTGGTGGTATTCGTCTAGCGGCCTCACGAATGTCAATTCGGCCATGCTCACTCGGCAGTCTTCGGCGACGCCGTATGAGGACAACGAAATGACGGACAGCAAGTCCCGCCTGGGAGAAGACCTGCACGGGGTTGCGTGCGGGTCCTTCGAGAATTATTTGCTGGTGTCGGTCCCTTACTGTGACCGATACAACGTCCACACCTGGGTGTTGGACGGCGCGACGTGGCAGAAGAAAAATCAGCAGGCGCCTTTCGCGTGGAACTCCGTGTGGACGGGAACGCGCCCGGTTGAGTGGTTCGAGGGCCTTTTCGCCGGGACGAACCGAATCTTTTTTGCGAGCGTGGACTTCGACGGACAGAACCGGCTGTGGGAAGCCTTTTCGCCGGACCGCCTGGACGACGGATGCCCGATTACGTGGTATGTCGAGACGCGGGCCTACTCATTCAACGTTCCGCTGGAAGACAAAACCATGCGGTATGCGGACATTTATCTGTCGGAGCTTGCGGGGCTGGATGATTTTGCGGTATTCTGGGCGGGTCCTTATCGTGGACGATACAAACGAATCATGACGAAGCGAATTGAATCGCCTCGCGGTTCGATTCGAGTTGGTCACCCGATTACCAGCGACCAAAAAATGTTCGCGTTCAAGAAACAGACGCGGCCACTGCGAACGCAGGATGCCTGGAAGCTGGCCTCAGAAGAGGACTTGTCCGCGTGTGAGGTGGAATCCTTTAATCTGGATTTTTTGGATGAATCTTTTCAACTGCTCATTGTTGGCTCTGGTCCTGGTGCTGTTCGTGGAATTCGTTTATACGTGGAGCCGGCTCCTGGAACCCCGGGTGCAGTCGGCCCGAATAAAGAGTTGTCGGGACGGTGTGAAGAAGACGAAGGACCGGCGCAGAATTTTGTTCGGTTCGACGGCGCGGCGTCCGATTCAATCGAAGAATTAAATGAAAACATCCCGCTATTCACGAGCAACCAGACGGTGACGTTGACTGAGCAGGGTTTGACTGAAGTCGGCACCGGATATGGCGAGTCTGTCATCAGCCAAGACGATGCGGATAAAATCGCGCGAACGACTGCGCGGCGAAAAGCGGCACGCCAGCTTGAGCTGGCCTTGCCTCTCATCGCTTCGACCGGGACCGGACTGTGATTCAGTTCGATGCACTGCGGGGAATTACCCGCCGGGAACTGCGAATCAACTACCGGTCGCCGTTGATTTGCCAACTGGGGCCGTCAGAGAGCGGGAGCGGGACCGGAACGTCCGTGTCGGCGTTCCTGCCGATTATCGCGCCGGATGGACCGACGAATTTGCAAGCTGTAGTGAGTGAATGCCCGCGAACGGTGACGTTGACCTGGAATCCGGTTCCTGGCGCGCTGGGGTATAACGTGCTTGTGGCCGACAATCCGGCCGGACCATTTTTGTATGTGCAGTCGGTAGAGAATCCCGCGTTTGCGGAAGATGTGGTGGCGGGTGCCTCCTATTACTATCAAGTGTCGGCGTTCGGCGAGTTTGGTTTGTCGAATCCGTCAGAACCTTTGGCGGTCGTGGTGCCGCTCTGCGAATAAAGTTTATGGCGAATCCTAATAATCCTGGCGGCGGGCAAGGCGGCGCGGGCGGTCCTGCGAACCCCCCAAAACGCCCGACGCCCGGCGATGCTCATCAGAACATGGCGAAGGTGGTGGACGCATTCGCGCGCGACTTCCGAAAGCGCGATGGGTCCACGTTCGTAATCGTGACCGAGGACGCCGTAAAAACATTCACCGCGCTGGTGGACTCTGGGGACGGCGATGCCCTGGCCCTGTATCTTGAAAATCCGGTGCAGCTCTTGCTCGCACTTACGTTTTCGCTGAGTGAGCGCCTCAAGGCGCTGGAAACCCGAGTTGAGGTGCTGGAGCGCCGCCCATAACGTATGCCACTTCAAAAGACCAATCTAGTAATCGTCGCGTCGCAGATTCCGCCCGACTTCGAAGGCACGCCCCAGGAATTTTTCGCGGCCATGCTCGAGCGGATGGACATCCAGTCCCCCGTCGGCACCAACTTTTTTGTCATCGGCGATGTGGAGCCGGCCAGCAACTCTGGCCCGTGGTTCAAAAATGGGACCAAGCTCTACGTGTTCGATATCAATACCGGGCACTATATCCCGCTGGACATCTCGGATTCGTTGAGCGCATTCGCGTTCATCGGTCCGAACGACCCCGGACAGCCCGGCAACAACGACCCGCTCATCTGGTTTCGCACGGTAGGCACCCGGCCCTTGGGCTGGTATGGCTGGGACGGCAATTCATGGGAGGCGGCGCCCGGCGT